GGAAAACTGATACCCTAACACCGGCTCAATGCCGGGTTTTGGATGAGTATCTGTCCTTCTATCACTCCGTCATTCTGGCCCTGAAAGGCCATGAAGTTGATGGTGGCGATGGCTTCAAGCTACGATTGGTTGAGCCTTTTAACAAGGCTTTCTCATACATAAACTTGAATAAAGGAAGATCTGTAGTGTGGTATGTCAGCCTTTTTGGTTGATGGTCCACTGCGGATTTTCTGCTTGCCTCCTTTCGGATGGCATTCTAGGGCCTGAAACGGAATGTTCCGTCTAAGGTTGAGGCTTTAGTCACCTCATTATCATCTCGATAACCAACGGAGGTACTTCACATGTCAGACACCCCATATCGAAGGCAATCAATATCCTTCGCATCACTCCTTTCCTTCGGGATTGGAATGGTGTCGGGTTCTATCTTGGTTATTCTCCTCTGCTGTTTGATGCTACTTGTCGGTTGTAAAACCGTCGGCGTCATCAAGCGGAACAACGGAGATGGTCAAGAGACATGTGTCGTGATCAAGGATCCTGTGGCTCTTCGGTTGTGTCTTGACGACACTGCACCGAAGCCCACGGAGTCCTCTGAGATCCTTCCGTGACTACTGGGACGATTGGTAGTTTATCTGGAGCCTTCGCTCCGGGTTCTGTAGGTTTCTACAAGACCTGGAGTGGAGGTGACGGGAAAGTAACTACCTTCGCGGGACACCCAGCGACAAAGTGGAATAATTACACTATGTCGTTGTTATCCTGGAGCGTTGCTAACCTGAAATGGCGCATGCACTCCATGTACAACGAAACTTACCCATCAAACGGTAGGCGTTTACCATGGACGTATGAGTACAATGACGGTTTTGGTTTCCAGTCTCATTATGACTGGACGAGTAACGACCAACTAAAGTTACTCGAAAAACTCCTGATGAAGGTCAAGTCACACGACTTTAACCTTGGAGTAAACCTGGGACAGATGCACCAGACGGTGGATCTGCTCGCAACCAATCTCAGAAAGCTGGGAATGGCTGCCCTTCTTCTAAAGAGGGGCCATTTCGCCGATGCTGCTCGTCAGCTCGGAGCCAAACCTCGAGGTACCCGTCTTAAAACAACGGATATCTCGGGCCGCTGGCTTGAGATGCAGTATGGATGGTTACCCCTTCTGGGTGACTCATTCGAAGCTGCTAAGGCCTTTGAGGCCATATCTGAAGGTCCGCGTTCGCAGATCTTCAAAGTCTCTCGCAAAGTAAAAGGAGTTGGTAACGGCTCGCAATCCCCTTCATATAGGGACATCCCTTATGAGTGGAGTGTGAGGCGCCAAATCATTTACGAGGCGTCCGAGGAGATGGGTTTTGCCCGTCAACTTGGTCTTCTCGATCCTTTGAGCGTGGCTTGGGAGTTAACTCCTTGGTCATTTCTAATTGATTGGTTCATCCCAATCGGTTCGTACCTCGATCTAGTCAATGCAATACCGACCCTAAAAGGAAGGTTCTTGACTACCGAGGTAAAACAGTGGAAGACGTCTCGGAACATGCCTCCGGCAGTTCTGCCTCTCCTAATTCGGTCCATTGAAACGCCACGAGTCCCGTTTTTCGAAAATATTACGGGAATCTCGTTGGTGCCTATGGTCCAAGGTAGGAAGGTGGAAATGACGCGTACGTTCGATACGTCACTTTCAGTACCTTTCCCTTCAATGGGACTCTCTGGAGCAATCCACGGGAGAAGGTTCTGGAACGCAGTTTCACTGGCTCAGCAGCGGTTTGCGCGTGTCTTCGAGGGGCAGTCAAATGCCCTGAAGTTGGCGCGCGTTGTTCGAACCCGGTACCGTTCCCGTAAGGGGCGGCCCGGAATCTAGCTGGCATTTGCCAGAGGAGCCTATCATGGCAGCGATGGGAAATCTTCTCATCAAAGATGACACCGCTGGCGGTGTTGTCGAGCATACCTTGTACCCCATCACCGACACGCCCATCCCGCTTTGGCGGGAGAATGCGTCCGGCGTCCCTTTCGAGGGACAGATGCGCTTCAGTCTCTCAGAAGAGAAGCTGAAGAGCGGGGACTACAAGCGTACCGCGAAACTCGAGGTTCCCGTAATGGAGACCTTGGGCGCATCGGGTACGGCTGCGGGGTATGTCGCTCCGCCGAAGGTAGCCTACACGGAAGTGTTCATCGTGACACACTTCTCGTCTCGTAGGTCAACTTCCGCGGACCGCGGCAATGCCCTGAAGCTGTTGGTGGGTGCCCTGCAAGGGGCCTCTGCCACTACGGCCTCGGGCGTGCTGAATCAGGCATCGTCGGCTGGAGCCTTCGTCGGCTCTGTGCTTCCGGTTCCTGCGTTCTACACGGCTGGGATCGTTCCGAACTAGCAATAGTTCGGTTGACCTGAGTCCAGCTTACTTTATAGAGTAGGAGAAATCGATGGATACTCTCATCGAGTCTGGAAAAGTCGATCCAAAAACCTATGTAGGTTTGACAGATTGGCTTTCGCCACGGCACGAAGAGGATGCTATATCCTTTTTGGTGTCAGTCTCGGCCATATACTCCAAAAGTGGAGTATTCTCGGATACCCTCCATCGCAAGGTGGAAGGAGGCATGTATCGAGACGTTGTTGAGGCCAAGATCCCAACGGATCTCACCCTTGACGACTATCGAGGTGCACGTCAAATCCAGGCTCTCTTTAATAAGAGTACCTGGCTGTCCCTTGGATACAACCCACTCCTTGAAGGCGTCAAAGCCTTTATCAAGGCGGAGGTCAAGTGTGGGGAAACGAACCGAAACCTGCTCATTGGAGCCTCAAAGGCCGTACGCCACGTGTTCCACGTGGCGTCGCGTAAAATATCCAATGTGCTGGGGGACGTTCCTCCCCTCGAGTCACTTGACTTCAGATATGGTCCGGGTGCCAATACGAGTGTTCGCATGGCGGAAGCTTCCTTGTCAGGGAAGCTGTCAGCCGCACTTGCGTGTAGCGAAGACCTAATGCCAACCGTGGGAATACTGCTCTCGCAGTTTCCTAACCTCGCAGCCCATCACTCTGTGAAGAGTCATACGCTGCTGCCGCTTTGGGTTGACGATCCTGACCTTGAGGTCAGGGCAATCGTTCCCGTCCGGCAGGACGATGGCAAGTTGGTCTTCGTTCCGAAGAATGCAAAGACTCATCGGCCCATAATTGT